TGCACTTGCAGACCTTGCATCAAATCTGAATGTGGGTGCGGCAACTGGTTCTGCGGCAGAAAAAGCCGGTACTATAATGAAAGACAAAGCGACTCAGTTAGGTAACGACTTGCAAGGTGGACTGAATGGTATCGGAGATGCATTCCAAGGATTTGGAGATATCTCAAATATCCAAGAACTGGGTAATCAATTCGATACATTGGGTAATGCGATCAACAACTTTACTGGACCACTTCTGACTGCAACGGATATCATCACAAATCCTGCGGACGTATTCCTCGACACTCTTACTGAAGAGACGGGAATTGGAAATGCGTTTAAAGAAGTTGAGGCTGGTTTCAATGATATAACAACGGGTATCAACGACACCTTAAATTCTATTGGTGATACGATAGATGCAGCGGTGGCTATTGCAGATCCTATTATGGAAACAATCGCAAAGGCGGAAAGGTTAGGTGCGACTATCAGTGCAAACGCTGGTATCCTTCAAAACCTGAACGAAATCTACAGTGCGAACTTGGGTAAGGACATTACTAAAATCACTGGTGGTGCATCTCTAAGTAGGTCAGAGACAGGTAAGATCATGGATCAGATCAACTCTGGAAAGGAAAAGGATATTGCAAATGCAGTCAAGACGATTGTAGGAAAGAACACTAACTTGCATCCCGATATGATACCGATTGTTAACGCAACCGTTTCTTTCAATAACACGTCTCAACTACAGGATAACATCGTTGATCGCGCAAAGTTGGCGGGTGTTGATCCTGCGATAATTGCAGACTTTGAAGAAATCTTTGTCAACATCGAAGACAACGTTTCAATCTTTGACACCACAATGCAAGGAAACTTGTTTGTGTCTCAGAACGATTTCTTTTCTAAGAACAAGAATCTCAAAGACTATGGTTCACAGTATGAATCAGATGTCAATGTAGATGGAACGCCTAAATTTCTTACGTGTGATTCCTATGAGGAACTCGCACAAGAGGTTATGGTTACAGACCGTGATATAACCAAAATTGTTATCCACGGTAGTAACACTTACCTCAACCAGTACCTAACTTCTAGAGACATTCATCAAAGGATGATAGACAGAGGGTATGATGGTATGCAATACCACTATGTGATCAGGAGAGACGGTACTCTGGAAAGAGGTATACCCTCTAACAAAGTGACTGCGGTCACTGATCCAACCATTGCGAATAATTCCATCGATATCATTATGGTTGGTGGTATTAATGCGGCAACCGGAACTGAGAATCCGGACAGATATAAAGGTATCGGATCTTACACTAGACAACAGTTTAACACCCTAGAGTCTTTGTTGGTAAACTGGTATAGAAGGTATCCAGGCGTAGAGGTAGTAGGTCATCAAGACATTGACACTGCCTCTTCTGATCCTGCGTTCGATGTTAAAGGATATGTAAAAGATAGGTTTGATGTATAATGGCAGATGATAATATTACAATAGAGACAGCGGCAGAAGAAGCGACTCAACAGGTTCCCCTTTATGGGTTCCAAGATCCTTCCGGTGAGTTTCCCCGTAAACAATACTGGGGAGAAAGTTCTATCAACAAGGCGGCGAGAGGTGATTTTATTAATGACCTCATGGTCACGGGTTCCTTTCCACAAGTTGATCTCGAACTAAAACCAACCAGACCCTCAGAGTATCCCTACAATCAGGTTAAGGAAACTTACTCTGGTCACGTCATCGAATATGATGACACGGCGGGGGGTGAGAGAATCTTGATTAAACACCGCACGGGTGCGGGTATAGAGATTCGTCCGGACGGGACAATCTACATTTCTTCTGTAAACAAGAAATTGGAAACCGTTGGTGGTGACATGCGTATCATCGTAGAAGGTGATACGAAGATGGCGTACAAGGGTAATGTCGATATGTACGTCGAAGGTAACTACAATGTTGACATTGGTGGTAACTACAATATCCGAACCAAGGGTCACAAGAACGAGAAGGTGTTCAAGAACTATCGTGACCAGACTTCCGGTAACCGTGAGTCTACGACTAAAAAATTCCAGACTAACTTGACCGTTGGTGGAAGAATCGATACCACACTTGGTGCACACCAGATCAATGCAAAACAAGGATTTAGTGCCGCAACAGAAGGGACAATGCAATTGACTTCTGATGGTACTATTATGTTATCTGGTAAGAAAGAAGTCGCTGCATCATCTAGGGTTGTTAACATGACGGGTATGCACTGTTCGGTGATTGGTGTAACTGGTTCGTTTGGTGGTACACTAGTTGACTTCGTAGGAAAAACCTATATGGGTCCAGCGGGTCCGGTCCCCTATGCATCTGGTGCCGCATTCTATGGTGGTTTCTTGGGTTGTTCGTTGAGTGCGGTTGCGTCGAAGACTTCTATCACTTCTGGGACTGCAATCTCTGCGTCCTCACTTGGTGGTTCTGCTCCTACTATTCCAGATTTCACTGCTCCGCCTTTACCGACACCCCCATCTATTCCAACTATTCCTAGTGCATTGGTTGCGACTAGTTTGTTGGGTGGACCTTATGGTATCAAGACAGTATCTATTGATGCGGGTGATGATCTCAAAAATAAGATCCTCAAAAATGATGGATACGGTGGTGTCTTTCATGGTGGTGAAGAAGAAGCCTCCACACAGAATTTAAGATCCGCAATGCGAGATGTCAATAATAGAGACGCACTACAGTTACAGGCAATGGCGGATGGACTGATCAATGAAGAATCTGTCTTCTCCATTCCCGAAGCGATTGGTCGTTCTACAGGCGCGGATCCCACATCCATCATGGGTATGATACCTTTGGGTAATACAGAAGAACATTTGGGACAACAGGTTACTCTTGGTCTTGATCCACAAACAAGAGAGGACATCCGTAACGCAGAGGCGCAAAGACTTGCATTCCTCGACAGAGAAGGTATTGAAGATCCTCTCAGGGCATCCACGTTACCCACCACGGAGGATTCTGCATGATCTATAGACCAAACCCAAAGTACGATCCAAGAAAAACTCAAGGTAGGTTCATAACTTCACAGTTACCTCTTGCAGCCGGTATCAATATTGCAACGTTTCTGGGACACGGTGCGTCTGGTATTGGTCACCTTGGTACTGCGGAGAAGAGATCACAACTTGCAAGAAACCTGTATCTACAGGCGCAGATGATCAATGCAGTAAACATGGACACCAAACTATTCAAAACTATTCGAGTTGCGGTTTCTGAGGGTGTCTACGAACCAGGCCCAAATGAAGTCTGTAAGGGAGATAACGCCCTGAAAGAAGATGGGAGAATGATTGTATATCAGGTGTATGGTGGAAACGGAAAGATCGATCATGCGGCAACATATGACGTTGCAAAGTTCTGGAAGGATCACATGAAGTTCAACAGGTTGGTTCTGGATTATGATATCTTTAATCCTGATGGATCACTTACCTCTCAAATCCTGATAGAGATGCCCAACGTGCCTAAGAACTTTGATGTCACATACACGAACGTGGTTCAGACTCAGTACAACGGATACTTATTTTCTAACAAAGAACTTGTTGAGGTTCTTGAGAAAAAGGTATAAATAAAGATATTATAACACACGAGAGTCAACATGGCAATTAAAAGAGCGCTTGCCACCGAAGATTTTGGTCTGGACACAGTAAGTCTTGCGACTACAAGAAACCGCAAGTATATTGATCTAGATATTGCATTCAAGGCAAAACCAGTATCCGGTGACATTTACAAGAAGACTGAGGCGGCTGCGGTGAAACAGGCCGTCAAGAACCTCATGTTGACTAATTATAGGGAAAGACCCTTTAAACCGTATTTTGGTACGAACATAACATCGTACCTGTTTGAACTTACCGAAAAAGAAATAGAAAAGAAACTGGCTAGGAACATTCGTAATGCGATCAAGGCATACGAACCTAGAGTCAACAGTAGAACTCTAAAGATCGTGGTAAACGTTCAACCGGATTATAACTCAATAGACGTAACACTTGTTTTTAATGTGATTAACTCGTCGGAAGAAGTTACGTTAACTACGTCGATAAACAGGTTAAGGTAAGATGACTACAACAATTAAATCCTCTGCACTAGACTTCAACAACATCAAGAACAACCTGAAGAATTACTTGATTGAACGAGGAGAGTTTGCAGATTATAATTTCGAGACATCCGCACTCTCCAACCTGTTGGACGTTCTTGCGTACAACACTCACCTGAATGGTCTTACCGCCAACTTTGCATTAAACGAGTCATTCCTCTCTACTGCACAACTTCGTAGTTCTCTGGTATCTCTTGCAGAGGGTATTGGATATATTCCTGATTCTAAGACATCCGCTGAGGCGAGGATTCGAATGGCGTTGAACTTGTCTTCAATCGAAGACAGACAAGACTCTATCAGTCTCGCGTCTGGGTTTGAATTTACTTCGGTCATTGACTCAACGATATACAGATTTCAGACTCAAGAGACTATTATTGCAACGGATGATGGAGCGGGATATTACAGATTCGCCACCTTAGATGGTAACGTCAACATTCCTATCTACGAGGGGACGCAACAGACTCGTACCTTTATCGCGGGTGAAAATGATGAGTACGCTCTCTACATAATTCCTGATCCCAATATGGACATCAACACCGCTGTCGTAAAAGTCTACGAGAGTCCTACGTCATCAAACTTTGTGACATACACTAATATTCTTAAGGCGACAACGATCAGTGAACAGTCAACCCTTTATATCCTGAAAGAGACACCCAACGGATACTTCGAACTATCGTTCGGTAACGGTACTACTCTGGGGCAAACACCTGAGGCGGGATATAAGATTGTGGTGGACTATCTGTCTTGTAACGGAGTTAACGGTAATGATGGTGTTATCTTCCAACCCCAAACACAAATCAAGATTAACAACACCACTTACAGAACACCTTCGGTAACAACCAGAAGTAAATCGGTTGGTGGTGCGGAGAAGGAGTCCTTGGAGTCCATTCGTAAGAATGCGCCTTACCAGTACGCCGCACAAAACAGGATGGTAACTCACGTTGACTATTCTTCTCTTGTACTGCGGAACTTTTCAAACCTAATCTATGACATCAAGGCGTGGGGTGGAGAAGACAACACCGAACCAGAATTTGGAACTGTGTTCATGTCAATCAAGTTTAACGCTGATGTTCCTGCGGATCGTATTGAAATCACAAAGACTGCGGTTGAGGATCTGTCGAATCAACTGGGTGTCGCTTCTTTTGATATTAAGTTTACTGATCCTATCATCACTTATGTAGAACCGGAAGTGTTCTTCCAGTTTAACCCAAGACTGACCACACTGTCAATTAACACGATTCAGGACAGGGTACGTAAAGTCATTAACAACTACTTTACCGGAGCGGTGGGTAAATTTGAAACCTCTTTCCGTAGATCAAACATGTTAGCGTTGATCGATGAAGTCAGTCCTGCGGTACTATCATCTCGTGCAAACATTAGAATGCAACAGAGACTTACTCCTGCACTGACTCAGGAGAAAGATTACACATTTACTTTCCCTGTTCCGATTGCGGATCCTGATGACGTACAGTATCGTATCACTTCTGGTTCTTTCAACTTTAGAAACCAGACGTGTCAGTTAAGAAACAAACTGTCAAGTAACAAGTTACAGGTTGTTAACCTTGCCACCAATAAAATTGTTGTTGACAACGTTGGAACATATAATGCAACGCTAGGTATTGTCAACATTATTGGACTACAGGTTGACTCTCTTGTGGGTGGTGGGACAACAATAAAGATTGCGGTAGTTCCTGCAAACCAGAGTGCGATCACTCCACTCAGAGAATACATTTTGGAACAAGACGTTGATCGTACTACCGCTAAGGGTGTACTAGTAACTGCGACTAATTAAGGTATTTAGATGGCGCACCTACGTGACAGAACTCTATTAGATATAGGAAGACGTAATCTTAACGTACAAGACTACTATATCGAAGAGGTCATACCGGATTGGATTGTCCAAGATTATCCCAATCTGGTAAACTTCATAAAAGAGTATTATTCGTTTGAGGAAGATGACCTATCTCCCTCACATATCATCAAGCAGTTATTCTTTGCACGTGATATTACGCAAACTGAATTGGAACTATTGTCGTTCATTGAGGACGAACTTCTTCTTGGTCAAGCGTACTTCGAAGGGTTCCCTGATAAAAGAGAGGCCGCAAAATACTCGAATACACTTTATCGTTCGAAGGGTACGAAGTTCACGATACAACAGTTCTTCCGTACATTCTTTCAGATTGACCCCGATGTCATCTACGGTAAAGAACAAGTTTTCTTTGTTGGTGAAGATCACATTGGTCCAGAGTCTCAGAGGTACTTAACCAACGACAAACTATATCAGATGTTCGCCATCCTGATTAAGACAGAACTCTCTATAGAGACGTGGAGAGAGGTATACAAATTATTTGCACACCCTGCGGGAATGTATCTTGGGGGTGAGGTACAGATCGTTACCTCCGTGGATATGGATATTGAAGATCAACCAAATCCGGGCGTATTCGATGTACCGCCATTTATTATCGAAACAGAGGCTGCAATAACTCCGATTGCGAGAACAAGTGCAACTGGTCTGTTCGATTTCAACGCACCAGACGGGACAACGCAATTGTTTAGAACGACACTGGGTAACCAGACAACACAACCGAATCAGTACGGTAACGATCTTAGTGACGTTAAGGATGCGACTCTCGAAGAGGTCGCCAACTTGTACACCAGTATCGCTGAGATGATCGAAGTCGATTCTCCGACTCTTGATGAAGATTCGGATGGTAACACTGGTGCAGTTTCACACAGTGGTTTCGATATCAGTTCTACAGAAACTATCGACCAAGACAAGTTTGATTGGAAGGATTCGGACGATATCAGTAACCTTGACGAATTATTTGATTCAGATTACAACAACAATCTGTAATACTAGTATAAATAGACGTATAGGATTTTAGGGTAACTAAAGATGACAAGACAACTTCTTAATAGAGGGACTACCGCCAACGATGGTACAGGTGATACACTTCGTGCGGCAACCCTAAAGATAGAACAAAACCTTACCGAACTCTACCTCAAACTGGGTGGAGACAGTACCGTTTTGATGCCACAAGTCTCGTTTGATA